GTGCGCAATAGAACCGGCTTCTTTGACGTCAATGATCTGATTTGGAAAGACAGAGTAATCCTGGGCAGTAAAGCCGTCGTAGTTGACTCCAGGAGGAATTTTGACAAGCATAATTTTTCCTCCGTTGTATCCGGTTCCCACAAGCGTGACTTCAAAAATAAATCCCCCAGACCAGCAGTAGTAAGGACGGGAGAAGTAGGCGATGATGGGATTTTGTGTAAACGGGTTGATCTTATTGGCGAATAAAACGTTCCCAGCGGCCGCGGTACTGGACCAGACGACAGTTGAGAGCAAGATCGTTTTTGTGTAACATTCGATTGAGGCAAGTCCAACAGCGCCACTGAACGGTACGATAGCTGCGGAGGCGCTTCCTGCCATATTCTGTGCGGCATCAAATCCTCCAGAGGACTTGGGGTGGTTCCCTGTTTCAGAGGGTCCTCCCTTCTCGCCGACGACAGCTGGCTGGGGTTTGCTTGGCGCGGACATGTTACAGTGAGGTTCAAACGGTGACTCATCAGGTGAAAACGTTGAAAAGTAGATCTTCTTCTTCTTCAGCATTTACGTCTTCGAGTTGAGATGCGATTGTAGTCTCAACATTCCAAATAATGTCGAAAGCTTGTGAATAAGAGAATAGCTCAATGCCAAGATCGAATTCCCGAGAACGACGACGCAGATGTGCTCGCATGAGCTCGAAAAACTGTCGGCCATGGTTGGCCGATTCCAACAGAGCAGTTCCTGCTGTGGATTGCATCTGTCGGATGTCGTAACGCATAACGTCCGGCTCCCGAAAGAAGTCGTGCGCTTTGCCAGACATACAGTAATCGAGCATCTTGTAAAACACATCCATTTCCAGAGCGCCCGTAATCATACCAGGGGTACGGTTAGGACGCTCCGAACGAACGAAGTTTCGTTTGAGAAATTGACATTGAGCAACAGGCTTAAACACAACTTCCACATCGCTGAGCTTGTCTGCACTGGTGAGTGAGATTCCGACGTCACGAAATCCCTCAATCCATCGGAGAGGTGTCACGATTTTATTGAGGGCGGGCGAAACGACGACGACGGAATCATCACCGTAGATAGCAAGTCCAACGTTTGACATGAAGAATGAAAACTGAAGAAAGATCCGGTTATGATGTTGTTCGACAATTTTGTGATACACATAATAAGACAATACAAAGTTGACTAGAGAGTTGTCGAGCCCAGTCGTAGTCTGGCCCGAAATGTTACCACCGTGGTAACAGGCGACAAAATCGTGATAAGCGACAAGTGGATGTGTCAAATGATCACGTAGTCGACGACGGATGTTCTGTTGTTCTTCAAACAGCTTTGGATTCCGTTCTGCAAGCGGGTCGCACACTTCATAAATGCGGTTGTAGATCTTGTACAACTGACCAATCACGTAAGGTGGGAGGGTAGAATCCCAGCCAGACGCATCAAGGTCAAACGCATCATCACCGACAGACGTAAGATTTTCAAACAACACGTGGAAGTCAATTCCAGACGGGTTGATGCCAATCTTAATGGGTGTCTCTCGATGAGTTTCAGTGATACAACAAGAAGCAGTGTGGAAGTACATTCGCATCAGCATTACAACGTCGAGCGGTGAAGCGTAGAAAACACGAGTATCTGGTTTGTCATAGATACGTTTGAGTTTTCGAGGCTCATCTTTCAACGTCGCAATGTTGACAATGGCGATACGTTTGCCATGTCGGATCGCATTTTCATTAGCGTCAACGGCGTCGTTCAGAAGACGGCCATGAGCTGAATCCACAAGGACCCAGATCTGGCGGGTAGCATCAAAGTCAAAGAAGCTACCTTTCTTCGTCACGCCGCGCACTTGAGACCACGGAAATCCCGCACTAGTGTCGCGGGACAGTGGACTAGACGTTTTGAAAAGCGAAATTCCGTTAATGGCTTCCGTCTTCGTCATTTTGCGACAAGCAAACTGTTTGCGAAACGACAGATCAGCATAGTATTCGGCCACGTGTTCAATACATAAATCGGCAAGCGGTTCGTCGATGTCCACGAACTCGTGATTGAATTTGTCAGCTCCGTTCTGGAAAGGATCGAAGTAATATGGCAGACGGGTGTCTCCATCGAACAATGCACACGGTTGGAAGACGTCAGAATCAGATGGTTCGGTAAGCGACAACGGACTACGCCACAGACGTGTCATGGTGTTGTGATGCTGATGTAAAACTTCAGCACCATTCCATAACACGCCAATAAGCTCGACGTGTCCGTATTGTACCGGTTCA